TGCCCGATCCGATCTCGATGAACCGGGCAAAGATCCAACGGACATTGGCGGCATTGTCATCTTTGATGACCAGCTTCCGGTCCTTCACCTCGTAGCCCAGTGGGGGCACACCGCCCATCCACATGCCTTTCATACGGCTGGCTCGGACCTTGTCACGGATGCGTTCCGCCGTCACCTCGCGCTCGAACTGGGCAAAGCTGAGCAGAATGTTCAGCGTCAACCGCCCCATGGAGGTGGTCGTGTTGAAGGACTGGGTGACGGATACGAAGGTGACCCCATTCCTGTCAAAGACCTCGACCAGCTTGGAAAAATCCATCAGCGAGCGCGACAGGCGGTCAATCTTGTAGACCACGACCACGTCGACCAAGCCGTCCTCTACGTCCGCGAGCAGGTGTTTCAGGCCGGGGCGTTCCAGCGTGCCGCCGGAGATGCCACCATCATCATATTGATCGCGGACCAGCACCCAGCCCTCCGACCGTTGGCTGGCGATATACGCCTCGCAGGCCTCGCGTTGCGCGTGGAGACTGTTGAACTCCTGCTCCAGCCCTTCCTCGGAGGACTTGCGCGTGTAAACCGCGCAGCGCAGCTTCCTGACAATCGGTTTGGTCATGCTCCCCTCCGGTGGTTTTTCAGGCCAAAGAACACCCAGCCGTTCCAGCGCGTGCCGGTGATCGCGCGGGCAATGGCAGACAGCGACTTGTAGGGGCGACCCTGCCAGTCGAAGCCGTCGGCGGTGACGGTGACGAGATGTTCGACACCCTGCCATTCGCGGACCAGCCGCGTGCCAACGATCGGTGTCTGGTCCGCACGGATACGGCCTTTCTTGCGGTCGCCGCCGTCCAGCTGCTCGCCGAGGGCTTCCAGCCGTTTGACTGTTTCTGGCTTCAGCCCGCCATAGACCAATTCCTGGATGCGATAGGCCAGTCGGCTTTCCAAATAGCGACGATTGAACGGCGGCGGTTCGCTGTCAAACAACTCGCGCCATTGTCGCTTCAGGTCTGGCGTCGAAGCAGTCTTGAGCGCCGCCAGGCGCGCGGGGATGGGATCGGGTTTGGTCATGTGGTTCTCCGGTCAATTGGAGTTGCATGACGCCATTCATCGGCCGGATAGTGTAGGCAACTTTCTCCAGTATCGTCAGATACTTCCGTCCTATCCTGCATCCGCAACCGGACCAGCCCAAGCGCCAGCAACCCGCACAAATCGGCGCGGCGTTCTGCTGGTGTCATCTGGTCGGGCGGGAATGGGTTGGGTCGTTTCATGGGAGCCTCGGGTTGGGTGTCTCCCTTGGCTTCTACTCATCGGTCTCGAAATTCGTCCCAACGGCTCGCCCAACGGTTGCGGCCATATGGGTGAGAACATATTATGAACATTCATTTCATGGAAAAGGAGATTCGCGATGGCTGGCAATTTGAAAAAGTTCGTGAACCCCCGGTTCATCAAGACAATCGATCTCACTTTGATGAAGGCGCTGCTGGCCCGTCACGCGGGCAAGTTCACCGGCTTTTCTGTCGATCTGCTCGATCAGGAAGAGGATATTGCGCGCGACGCGCTGCACCACCTTCTAACAGGCGCCGAAGACACCTATCCTGAAGGCCTGCGCGCCGACCTGCACCGGATCGCCGAACTGGGCGACGCGCGGGGGCTCGAAGTCATTCAGACTCAAGCCCATCGTCAGGGCATCGATTTGTTTCCGGACATGAAGACCGGCGATCATGATGCACCCAACAAGGCACATGATCCGAAGCACATTGCGGTCCGGGTGTTTCTTGAACATCCTGAATTGTTCGACGCGGCCGCCGATCACATGGCTATGCTCGCCGCTGACCGGCTGCACGAATACGCCGGGCGGGAACGGGGTGCAACGATTGACCTGACAGAGGAGAAGGTCGAGGCGTTCCGGAAGGCTGTCGCCGAACTGTTCCGTGATGCGTTCCTGGGAGATTACTGCCGGGTCGGAGATTACGCCGATGGCGACGAGATCAACCTCGTGGTCAGTCACGGCTCGATGGTTTCAACCATGCCGGTTGTCGAAGGCCTGCAGGAACGTGTCATTAGCGTTCGGCAGATTGCCCATGCTGTGCTGCGCTATTCCGAGAACACCGGCATGCTCCGGCTTGCCCGGATCAGAAAAGCCCACCAGCCGGAGATCGCGGAACTCTTCGCCGCGATCATCCTGGAGCGGCCGGGCTTTTTCGACGGTGATGATGCACAAGACCTCTACACGCTGCGACCGGTTGAACTCGCGGGCCCCGATTTCGTCTTCGACCATGCCTACGACCCAATGATCGATCGTGTTTTGATCATCGAGGCGGCGGCAGACTTGATGGTGCCCGGCAAGAAGGGGTATCCGCGGGTGGCGCGCACGCTGCGATCGCGCGACCTTGGCGGCGAAGCGCTTCGGCATTTTGGTGGCACGCCGGTGTCGTTTGCAGGATCATGGCGCCTAGGTGAAATCGTCTTTCGGATCCTGTTCAAGGGCGATGGTAAGCGCCAACCGCAGGTGACCGTCAAACTGCGCCCGCCCGGCGTCGTGCAGTTCCGGCGCACCCAGCATGAGGCGCGGGTGATGACCTTGATCGAACGAAACGGAATGACGAATGACCGAGACGATTTTGAGGTTGTTGACGCGGCTGAGTGAAGCTGGCGACGACGCGATCCTTCCGGGTGATCTCGCTGCGCCCTTTTTTGGTCCGGTCTTCGACCGGTTGCTGGCGAAACGAGTCCTCGTCGAGCAGGCGCCACTCACCGATTGGGAGGTCTGCGATGCCTGCGAATGCGGTTTACACTTTCGGCCGATCCGGAAAGCGGGCGATGGATTTCGGGCTGAATGTCCGCTCGACCGCCGTCAGGACATCGAACTCACTGAGGGCGATTTGCGAATGTTCCGCATCGGCGCTGCGGCACTAGCATCCGTGATCGGCGCAGCGGCGGGGTTCGGCCCAGCACCAAGGCTCGCTGCCGAGAAGGTCTGGCGCCTCGGTGACTCGCCATCGGGGCGGGCGGTGTTTCTTGCGCTGGAGCCTGCAGCCCTCACAGGCGGCGACATCATCTCATCGTTGCGCCAGGCGGCACAGTGCTCGGATTTCTCGGTCCTCGCCCCGCAGTTGCCAGCGGAGGCTGCGAGGCGACATCAGGATGCTGGCTTTCACCTGATCGCGACCCGCGCGGTGCTGAGGCCCGCCACAAGTGGTTTCGGCGCCGCAATCGACGTCGCGGATCTGGCACCGATCTCGCTGGCACCAGCGCTTCGCGTCCGGAGAGCGGAGGCCGAGATTCAATGGGGCGGTCGCTCCATCATTCTCTCGCGTCAGCTCTTTCCCGTGTTCGAACGCATTCTCGAAAAGGCTGTGTCTCGCGATCAGGTTGCCTCCCAATCCCATGTTGAAGGCACAACGGCGCGCGAGGCCAAGGACCTGATCCGCGAACTACGCGACGCATTAAAAGCCGCAGGTTTCACCGATGCCGAGAGCAAAGCTCTGATCGTGACAGTGCGCAACCGGGGCTACCAGCTTGGAGTCGTCGCCGCGGATATAGTGGTTGACGGTTAACATGCTGCTCTCAATTGAAGTCCGCGGAGCCGAGCCTTACGGTAACTGCCGTCTGGTGCATCACGGGCAGCCTCGAGCGGCGGCAATCTGCTGACCCCGACCATTGCGAAGCTGCAGTGCCAAGCGATGCAATTCAGCCAGAAGCCTTAAGTTGTTGGATGCGGTCGGTGCAAAATAGCATTTTTTAGAAGCAGTAGCTTGACTTGAGGTGCGGCATTTCCCCGATTGACCGTTTTATCAATCCCGGGAGCTTGGGGAAACAGCATCCATCCTCTATGAAAGTGCGCCGGTGATGTCTGCCAGAGTGGCGACAAAGCTATCGATCATTTGGCACCCTTGGGTCGCGGCCGGTGACTTCGTATCAACTGCGGCGCGGGCCAGACCGCTCGCGACATTGCTCGATCCTAAATGGGCGTCGGCGATCCTGAGATCCATAATGCCGAACAACGGAGCCATCATTTTCTTAGCCGCGTCGGCCGCGCTGTGATGTGCGACCAGACGCTCCAGCGCCTTCAGCGAACCGACCTTCTTCTCACCCTTGGCAAGGGGCACTATAGCAAGGATCGCATCAACATCGACGCGCTCAGCAAACAGGCGGGTCAGTTCTTTTGCTAGTTCCAATAAACCATCGGCCTCAGCCGCCTGAAACCGATGCGCTCGCCGCAGAAGTGACGGTACTGTGTCGTGGTCGCGCAGAAGCGGTTGCCCGTACTTCGCCGTAAAGGCCGCATCGAGTGAGGTCATCGCGTCTTCCAAGCGGGCCTCAGGCGCGATTGTCGAAGCTGGGTTGACTTCCATCTGCGCGGCGAACAATTCGGCGGAGACCCCACCTTCGGGCGTCACATTATGGGCCGCCCAGATGCGCTGTTCCCAAGGGGCAAGTTTGCCGACATCCTTCGCAAGTACTGTAATCAAGCCGAGCGTGTTTAATCCAAAGTGGACACCGTACTTAGTCGCGCCGAGCAACCCGGTCTCTAGGGAGAACCAGCCTAGCTGTGCGCCACGATGGCGCATCAGCGGCAACACAACAGTCGGCGCGAAGTAAAGCCAGTCGATCGACTTGCCGAGCGCGGCAGCGGGCACTCTGGTACCGTCATTGGCTAGCGCGAAGCTCGAAATATGCGGATCTGCGTCGCCACGGACCCGTGTGCTCATTGCGCCGGGCATGACCCATTCAGTCCGCCATAGAGCGCCCCGCGACCAAAAATGATCGTTAGGGTAAGGATATTCCGCTTCCTTTATAATACCTTCGCGAAAATCGTCGCCGGTTGTTTCTTCAAAGTGGCCTTTCGCCCAAGGTATGGATGGTCTGACAGAACTCACCATCACGCGCTCATGATAACTTGAGCAATACAGCTCCATACCGCGCGCGGCTAGATAATCGCGAAGGTGCTCGGCACGCATCTCGATCTTTACGGGCTTGCCGTCAACATCGCGCTCAAGACGCACAACTTCGGCCCAGCCCTCTTCCGGGCGAAACCAGCGATCCTCTTCCAACACGAGTCCGAGCGCCACGACGAGGTCCGGGTGTAGGTGCCAGATAAACAGTCCGGCCTCCTCGACGAACTGATCAATTACGAGATTTATTCCAAGCGGGGTTTTCCAATCACGGAAAACATCGGCGCATTTGTAGCCCCACTCTTCAACTCCTGCCCGATGCGCATCGAGACCAAGTCCGTCAGACCAGCCAAGCTTTGCGGCAGCAGCATGATGCGGGTCTTCGATCGCGGCGGTAGCGATGCCAGTGAATTCCTCCAGAGATACAACAGTCGGTGCTGGAGGATCAATTTGCGTCTTGGCCGCCTGGCGCAGCGGGATCCAAGTTTGCCCATCGAAAGGGCGCACATCGCGAAGTTCGAAATATGGCTGAATCATCGAAACTATTTCCCGAATCCGTCGATTGACGGACTGGCCTATGAAAAACTTATGTGAACATCCGAAACGGCTCACGCTTTCATGGACTTGTTACAGCGTGCGAACAGGTTTGGCCATCGCGTCCTTCTTCTTCTCCCTAAGGTAACAGGCTCGGAACCGACCACGGCATGAAAGGCGCAACTGGCCTCCCGCCCGATTGGCATTTTAACGCGGCCAGACCCACCAAACCCCCACTTTATTCCCACCCCATTCCCACCTGCGCGCCGCCCGCATCCGGCACCTTGAGCTCATCAGAAACGATGACCGAGGCGCACAGCGATGCAGATCAAACTCTCCCCCGACGACATTGAAACCATCATCTCCGAGGCCGACTTCGCGGCACGGCGACTGCGGCGGCGGCTGGGTTTGCCCGCCTGCGATCGCGAGGATCTGGGTCAGGATCTTCTGATTGATCTTTTGCGCCGGTTGCCAGCTTTCGATCCGGCACGCGGCAGCCTCGGTGCATTCGCAGGTCTGGTACTGCGCAATCAGTCCTCACGGATCGCGATCCGGATGATGCGTGAACGCAAGGCGCAGGGTGGCGGGTTGCTGTCGCTCGATGCGCCCTCGGGTCAGGACGACCAGCGTCCTTTCGCCGAGACAATCGGTGAGGACGAGGGCCTATCGGCATGGCACGGCCAGGCGACCACAGCGCATGCCTCCACTGAGCAGCATCAGGCCGTGCAAACCGCGATTTCACGGTTGCCGCTCGAGGATCGTCGCCTCTGCGCAGCGCTGGCGCATCGTCCGGTTTCGGCGCTCGTCTCCGAAGGTTTCGGCAGTCGGTCCGGGCTCTACCGCCGCCTTGCCGATCTCCGCCACGTCCTCACCGCTCACGGCATCGGTCCCTCCTGGGACGATGTGGCTGCGGCCTGAGTAGAGGGGAAAGGAGGAGATCATGTTCATGGGAACCACACCCTTCATCACGGTCCGCGCCAGCCGACCGCTTACAGAAATCGAGTTCTGCGCCTGGGTGGCGCAGGCCGTTCCCGGCGACCGTCTGGAATACCATCGCGGCTTTCTGGTGCTCGACGTCTTCCCGATGTTCTCAAAGCTGTCGGATGCGGCGCGTGCCGCGTTGCGCGGTCTTGGATCGCGGGCCTTCTGGGCCGCCGAACTGGGCCTCGTGCATCTCGTCCAGGAGCGCGTGGGGCCTGACCAGTTCGCCTACATCGCCGTCGCCAGACCCAAGCCCCGATCCAGCGGTGCCGCCCTGTCGGCCCGCCTGCTCGAGGCCGCGTGATGCCCGCATTCCAATCCTTTTTCACCGATCACGGAGACCCTTTCATGCCATTCCCCGAGAACACCCCCACGCCCGACGATCTGCCGTCCCTCAGTGCAGCGGAAATCGCGGCGCTGCCGGTCGAGTTGCTGGCAATCCTGCAGCGCGAGATCGACGAGCGCCTGAAGCGCGACAAGGCCGCCAAGACCCGGTTTGATGCCGGACTGGCCGTTCGCTACGCGACACGGGCCGCAGAGGAGCGGCAGGTTTCGGGCAAAGACACCGGCACGGTCCGCTTTGATGATGGCGATTTCACCGTGGTCGCTGATCTGCCGAAGCGGGTGGATTGGGATCAGGAAAGACTGGCCGACATGGTCGCGCGGATCCGCGATGCCGGGGATGATCCCGCCGAATATGTCGATCTTGCCTACAAGGTTCCCGAGCGCAAATACGCCGCCTGGCCCGAAGCCATCCGGCAGGGTTTCGAACCCGCGCGCACGGTGCGTCCCGGCACGCTGAGGGTCGAGATCCTCACGCAGGGGGGCGATCAATGAGCCTCCCCATCATCACCGCTGACCAACGGCTGGCCGAGCCGCGCGGCATCAAGGGTTGCATCTTCGGCAAATCCGGAATTGGCAAAACCTCCCTCCTTTGGACCCTCGATCCGAAGCGCACGCTGTTCATGGATCTGGAAGCGGGCGACCTCGCCATCGAAGGCTGGGCGGGCGACAGCATCCGGCCGCGCACCTGGACGGAATGCCGGGATTTCGCAGTATTCATCGGCGGGCCAAACCCGGCGCTGCGCGACGAGCAGCCTTACAGCCCGGCGCACTACGCCGCCGTCTGCGACCGCTTCGGCGATCCAATAGCACTCGACCGCTACGACACTATTTTTGTCGACTCGATCACCGTCGCCGGGCGGCTTTGTTTCGGGTGGTGCAAGGGCCAGCCCGAGGCGCTGTCGGAGAAGACCGGCAAGCCGGATGTCCGGGGCGCCTACGGGCTGCACGGGCGCGAGATGATCGGCTGGCTCACCCATCTGCAGCACACGCGGGCCAAGAATGTCTGGTTCGTCGGGATCCTCGACGAGAAGCTCGACGACTTCAATCGCAAGGTGTTCCAGCCGCAGATCGACGGTTCCAAGACCGGGCTGGAGCTGCCGGGGATCGTCGATGAAGTGATCACCATGGCGGAGCTGAAGGCCGATGGCGGCGATCCTTATCGCGCATTCGTCTGTCAGACGATCAATCCCTGGGGCTTCCCAGCCAAGGATCGCTCCGGCCGCCTGGCCCAAGTCGAAGAGCCGCATCTCGGCCGCCTGATGGCGAAGATCCGGACGGCAGCGACGCCTCCATCCGACCGGCTGACCTACGCCCCGCCGCCTGCCGATCCGGCCGGTGCCGACCAATCCCAACCGCAATCCTGATCATAGAAAAGGAGGTTCCCCATGGGTTCCTGGAACGATTTCAACGACGCGCAGAGTAATACCAACCTCATCCCCAAGGGCACGCTGGCCAAGGTGCGCCTGACCATCCGCCCGGGCGGGTTCGACGATGCCTCGCAGAGCTGGACCGGGGGCTATGCCACGCGCGGCTCGACCGGTGCGGTCTATCTCAATGGCGAGTTCACCGTGATCGAGGGGCAATATGCCCGGCGCAAGATCTTCACGCTGATTGGCCTCTACAGCCCCAAGGGTCCGGACTGGACCAATATGGGCCGCAGCCTGGTGCGCGGCATGCTGAACTCGGCGCGCGGGATCTCCGACAAGGATATGTCGCCCGAGGCGCAGGCAGCGCGGCGCATCAGCGGCTTTGCCGATCTTGACGGGATCGAGTTCATCGCCCGCATCGATATCGGCATCGACGCCAGCGGTGACGACAAGAATGAGATCCGCAGCGCGGTCACGCCCGATCATCGCGACTATGCGCAGGTCATGGGAATGGCACCGTTGCAGTTCAGCGGCAACGCTGGACCGAGTGCTACCCCGCAGCAGTCCAGCCCCACAGAGCCCCAGTCCAACCCGCCAGCAGCCGCCAACCCCGGTGCTCCCGGGCGGCCGAGCTGGGCGCAGTAAGGGGGGATCGGACATGCGCCTGCGCCCCCGCCAGAAAACCTTTGTCGAGCGCAGTGTTGCTGCGCTCGCCTCCCGCGGCAACACGCTGGGCGTGGCACCCACCGGCGCGGGCAAAACCATCATGCTCTCGGCGGTCACCGGCGAGATGATCAGCGATGGCGCCAAAGCCTGCGTTTTGGCACATCGCGACGAGCTCACGGCGCAGAACCGCGCCAAGTTCCAGCGTGTGGTGCCGGAGGTGTCCACCTCGGTGATCGACGCCACCGAGAAATCCTGGGGCGGCCAGGTTGCTTTCGCCATGGTGCCCACACTGGCACGGGCGTCGAATCTGACCGACATGCCGCGCCTTGATCTGCTGGTGATTGATGAGGCGCATCACGCGGTGGCGGACAGCTACCGCCGGATCATCGACCAGGTGCGCGATGCAAATCCTGACGCCCGCATCTTCGGTGTCACGGCAACCCCGACGCGTGGCGATCGCAAAGGTCTGCGCGAGGTCTTCGACAATGTCGCCGACCAGGTGCGTCTGGGCGAGCTGATCGCCTCGGGCCACCTCGTGCCGCCGCGTACCTTCGTGATCGATGTCGGCGTGCAGGAAGAATTGAAATCCGTCCGCAAGACCAGCGCGGATTTCGACATGACCGAGGTGGCGGACATCATGGACCGCGCGCCCGTCACCGACGGAGTGATCCGCCACTGGCGTGAGAAGGCAG